GACGGGCAGCGCCCCGCTTTCGTGAACGATAACCGTCAACTGGCCGACTTCTGCCGTATCTTCGGTATCTAACTCGCAATTATAATAACCGTCGGAATCGTGCGCGGCCGCGGTGTTGTCGGCTTTTTGGGCCAACGCCTGGCCGTTCTTTGACAACTTAATATCTGCCTGGGATAACGTTAAACTTTCCTCGGCCGTTTTGCCGTCGTCCTCGTCCAAAAAAGGCCCGATTAAAATGTCAACCGCTGTGCTTTGTTTTAGGAAACCACCAAAAGCCATTATAAACTCCCTGCCATTTGAAGATGATGTATCGCCGCAGGGACATTCGCAAACGCTTCCCTGCCGTCCCCGCCATTCCACAAAAAAGCAATTTCCGGTTCAGATAACGCTCTATCAAAAATCATTAGAGCATCAATTAAACCATCAAACTCATAAGAAGCGTGGTCTTGTTCGCATCCTATGCAAAGGTCCGTTGTTCCTGCCCAATTGAGGTCGCCATCTGTTACATCTTTGTCATCTATAAAATCGCCATTCACATAAATTTTTTTGTGTGTCCCGTTCCAAATAGCAACAATGTGCGTCCATTCCCCAATAACGATTTGATGTATATCGAGCCAAGTGTGAAAAGCCCCCGCACCCGTCTTTGTGTAAAAGGCTAATTTCTCATTGCTTTTTAAGGCCAACCAAGCCCCGTATTGATAACTCGAACCAAAAATCATAGCCCAAGGACCCGGCACAGCGTTCGTTTTAATCCAAACAGAAATTGTAATAAGTGCCGGTTGCAAACTGGCAGGAGTGCCCAAACTCACCCCATCATTCGAACCCTGAAAGATTCCGCAGGTGTTTATTTTGCCGTCCAGTGATATTGTAGCGTTACCAAAACGAACACCGTGGTTGCCCAGGCCCGAATTATCCTTCACTTCGTCCGGTGTCCCGTCCCAAGTAAAATCGTTCATCCTGTATAGGCCAATACAATTTGAAGCCAAACCCATTACTTATCCCTCGTCTAATTTCTCGACAATTTTACTGTCAGCTTCCAATAATTCGTTTCGAAGATTACTACAAACGACTTCAACGCTGTTGGCTTCGGTCATTACCAAAATTGCCTGTCGATGGATTTCCGCGGCCTTCTCGCCAAGCTGATTCAGCACTTCCAGCTGGTCGCGGACCTGCTTATGCTGTTCCAGCAATTTCTTATGTTCCAGATCACTCATTTTACTTTGTCAAGTATCCGGTCGAGCCGGTCGGTCGTTTCTCTGCGAATAGCTTCCTGCCGCCTGTCGATACGCTTTATGTTTTCATCCACCGCATCAAGTTTTGTTCCCACTTTCACTAATGTCTGTGTGTTCTGACTAACACAATGACGTATCGCTTCGGCGGTTTTATCCTGGCGTATATTTATTTCCTCGGCCTGATCAATTTTACCGCCCATCGTTAGGAACCAGGCGATTAGACCGACAAGGATTGCGGCAATTGTGATAATCGCCTTTGCTTTCTTGACATAGCACCAAAATCCATTTTCTTTTGCCATCAGACTTCCCTTCTGTTTTTTTGCTTATTCGGCAAGCGCAAAAGTCTCAGGCGGCGGCCGACCTTGAAAGCCGCCGCCCGATCTATCGGTATCGGCCTGTGTGCCGCTGGTTTAGCTCAACGTTGCGTGCGCTGCCTGCTGCCAGTATCCGTAGCCGACGTTGCGCGTCGCCTTCGCCCCGTAAAGGTGGCGCTTATTGGCGAATTCTTCGTGGCTGCCTTCGGCTTCCGCGTCCATTTCGATACCCACTTCTTCCTGTCGAATGAACGGCGCAGTCTTGGCGTCGGTCCGTATAACAACGAACTGCGTTGTGTAAGCCAGCCGCGAATTCGGAACAACGTCAATCTTGAAATCGGTGCTTGCGGTTAGCGCTACGGCCGGATTCGATTCGCCCGATGTCACCAGTGAACTGTAAACCGCCGGCGCCAAATGGGACCAGAGGACAGGTGAAGTCATTACCAGAAACGACTTTGCACCATCGTTCATCGGCTCACCCTGGTCGTCCTTGTAGTTCAGCATATAAGCGATAACGCCCAGTATCGCCTTCGCCGCCTCGAGAGAAGTCGGAGCGGTCGCCGTTCCAACGTCCAGCGCAGCGACTTCACCGTTGGTTAAGAGGTTCTTCTGTGTCCCGCTGTCACCTTCGGAATGGTCATCGTCGAAGAAATACTGGCCATCGTAGCAAAGCCCGCTGGTATCGCCGGTCCCGTTGGTAATCAGCGTCGAAAGCAGCTTGGCCCAGTGTTCGACCGCCCTTCTCGCCAGTTCACCGATGCGAATCTTGATTTGCCCTGTCTTATCACGTCGCATCCATTTAACCGGAATCTCGACCGTCGCCTCGAATTCCTTATTAGTAATGGTAATCCCGTTTTCGTGGAACCCCTTCGCCTGGCGGCCGCCGAGCCATTCGCGCATCGCCGGCGACATTCCCAACCATTTATAGGTTTCGGTTTCCTGGTCCGAATCGAACATCATCGAGATAGCATCAATCCAGGAAGCACCCAACAGCGATTCCAGTTGAAGGAAAAATTCGCCGATAACTCCCGCTGATGAAATTCCCTTAAAAGCCATAATAAAACTCCCTTCTGTCTCTTTCTGAACAATATTAAATCAGGCAATAAAAAAACGGCTGTATAGAAGGTATAGGCTCCTATACAGCCGCACTTTTTCGCTGGTCCAGCGCTACAAGGCGAATATCCTTATTCGCCCGATAGACCCGATTTTAATTTTCAAAGAACTTTACGCTTCAGCCGCCCATATACCGCGCATCTTGGTAACTAACCAGCCGTCCGCGGTGCCGTAAACCAGTTTTACGAAATCGCCGCGGTGTGCCGTTGCCTTTGTGTTGATAAGATCCTTATTATCAACGCCGGCAAGGTCCGGCCCCATAATCTTGTCGTCTGCGTTCGGGCTTATGGTAATTATTACCGTACCGAAGCTGCCGGCATTTACGAAAGTGACGTCAACGGCCGTTGCAATCGCCGGCAGGGTTATTACTTTGGCATCGGTATCAATGTAGATAATTTTGCCGGTATCCTGGGCATCAATGGTGTAATTGGCGCTTTTAGTTTCGCGATGAATGTTCGGGCCGAATTCATCTTCTTCGCCGGGCCGGAACTCAACTTCCAGCTTCGTTGCACTGACGTACCGGGTAACAACGCCGACGTAAGAAGTGTCGACCGCAACGAAGGTGTAAGTCGCATCATCGCTCGCATAGACCGGCTGGCCCACATCGGTAATCTTGCCAGCCAGTGCAACTTCCAGTCGATACCGGCCGCTTCTGACCTCAATGTTCAGGTCGCCGGCTGCACCGCTTGAATTGTCCACTTTTTCGATTGCATGACCGATGAAATTGTCCTCTGCAACCAAAGGTCTGCCGTAGCCGGCACCGTTATCGCCTACCATAGCGCCTTCGTAGACGATGTCGGAGGCGATAATCGGTATCGCGCTAAGGTTGCCCTTGACTTCCGCAACCGGCGCATCTGCTGCTAATGTAGTCATAATAATTACTCCCTTCTATTTTTGAAAAACAATAATAATTAGTTCATTGTTCATTGTTTTTTGTTCATTGTCGATGAACTACGAACTATGAACTATTAACAGTTTCAGCTTTTCTTCGAGTTGAATTCCTCGAAGGCCGCTTCTGCCTTTTCAACCTCGGCAAGTCGGACAGAATCGCAGGCCCCACCGCACCGCAGCTTATAGCTCGCCAGGGCAGCTGTCGCTGCAGGGTCGTTAGCTAAAAGGACAAGCGGCCTGGCATCTGTATCGGCCTTACCGCCGGCGTTTTTATATGCGCGAGCTGTACCATCTATAAACGGGTCCCCGACATTTATCTGGAACACCGGGACATTGCCCTTCTTGCCGGCTACCGGCCTGGTCTTTTTTTCAGCTTCGGCCTTCGCTTTTTTCCGCGCTTTTTCTTCGGTCTCCTGCCGCTTTTCTTCTTTCGTTTTCCTTGCCATAAATTTACTATTCCTTCCTGCCGGCAATATGGACTTCGCCGGCTTCATCGTGTTTCTTAAAGGCGATATAGGCCTCTTCAGTCTTGAATTGGCCCTGCAAATCTTCCGACTTACTGAACTCATCCTTCCACTTCGCTTCGCCCTTCAGCTGCGAGCCATCGCCATGGCTACTATCCGTTTCGGTCTGCTCATCGCTGAATTCCTGCTCGGCGGCATTTGCGTTTGCATTTGTGGCCGCTGCTTTGGCCGCCGCTTCTTTGGCTGCCTTTGCCATCGCCTCGTTACTGGCCTTCAGCTTTTCGTTCTGAGCTGCCGTTGCTTCTTCGATTGAAGCACCCTTCTTGAACTGCTCGATGCAGAGGACGGGGTCATCGCCGAACTTTTCGGCAAACTCGCCAAACAATTCGCGGGTCTCTTTCATCCCTTTGTCCACACCCGAAGCCATTAACTCGGCTGCAAGGTCCGGCCGATCTTCCGTTAATTGTTCCATTGTAATTAGTTCCATTTCCATATCTTCAAAACTCCCTTCTTTTTCTAAAACGTTGAATGAAATTTTTGTTTCGGTTTCCTTAGCCGCGATTGCCGATTTTGTGTACTTATCAGCGCCCAGGGTACAAAGACTGGCCTCGCGGATAACGCTTTTGCGGAAAATAGAGCCTGGACCGTTAATGGTTTGGCCGTTGACTTCCGCCTTGTCCTTTTCTGTTTTCAGTCGCTCAATTTCCAGTGGTAAAATAAAAACACTGGCCTGCATCGGGAACCCTTCCTTCATATCCTGTTTTATTTCCTGTGCCCTGGTATTCGTTAAGAACCGGCATTGCAGTCGAACTGCATCGATAACCTCCTGTTCCTTCGAATAAGCCAGATGGATTGCTCTTTCATGTTCTTCGAGAATCGGTGTTTTGGGTTTATCGAATTTGCAGCCTTTCAAATCGAAGGCGACGTTACCCCAGAACCAGTGTTTCGGAATGATTTTGCCGCTATAAGCGACAACTTCAAGGTCGTAATCCTTTTCCTCATCTTCAACGAAGCAGATTTGGCATTCCTCTCCGAACGAACAGGCAGTCTGCGGAGCTGTATTTTTATCCTGTCCCGGCCCCGGCCGTTCCTTCCTTCTCATCTGCCCTCCGCATTTAGGGCACTTCAACGAAGCGCAGTGCTTATCCGACTTTTCCTGATACCCGCACTTTATACATTCACAGTTATATTTCACCGCCATTGCCGTTTGTTGGTTTTTCTTCGATTTCCCCGCCGCTTCGAATGTCCCCTTGCGCTCTTTGCAGATAGATTTTACTTCGCTGGCCGTCCAGATCTTCGTTGCAAACCGCAGCGACTGGACCTCACTAACCAATTTCCAGCAATCGGCATTCGGCGGCCTTTTGCCCCTGTTAGATTTTCTCGCCTGATAAACTTTGCCATTGACGAACGCAAATTCACCCGCGTCGTAAAGCCTTTGATTCAGCCAGGGCAATGCGTGAAGGACCGCCGCGACTTCAGCGCTGGCCTTGACTTCCTTGATTCCGTAAATCACATCGATACACTTTCCCTTATGCTTCTGGTCGCAGTTCTTTCGGGCGAAGCTCTTGTACTTTTTCGGGTCCTGCAATCGGCAGCTATGCTCATTTTTGTACGGCATCTTGTTTTTCTCCTATCGTTTTAGACAAACCCACCTCATTGATTATTTTTTCTTCTTCCCCCAATCGTTTAGCAACATCATTGAAGTCTGTCCCCTGTCGGGCGCAGATCTCCGTTCGCGTTGAAGTTACATTTTTTACCTGCTGTTCATCGGCCCTTGCTTCCTGCCAGGGGTTTACATACGGCCAGCGCTTACAGATAACTTCGTTATAGAAGGTGTCCCCGTTTGTCTTGACTTTGATTTGCTTCGTATCGATAAGATTCTTTAACCACCATCGCCATACCCGCGAAACAAACGGCTTGACGACCCACTCCTGCTCGCGCATCCAGGCATCCTGGACCTTCTGGTATGCAATCCGAGCATTCATAAACGTTGCACCTGAAAAGTCCAGGGTAATCAGCATGAGCGGCATGCACAACGGCCGACCGATGAAGGTCAGCATCCGCTGAATGAACGGGTCGAACAGGCCGCTCGGCCTGGTCCCGCCGATACCAACCGCCTTCTCGCCTGGACTGCCTCGCTGTATAATACCCGGCTCCATCTTCTCTAACTGCTCACCTTCTTTGGTTTCACCCGATGAAGAAATTCCATGGGTATATGGGCCCGGCATATCCGAATACTCCTGCGAAATGAACATCGTAAAGCACGCCTGCACTTTGGCAGCCACCAGTTCTGCATCGATATATCCGCAGGTCTTATCGATAAAGTCAATTGCAGAGGAAAGAGCAGGCTTGCCGCGGCTCTGAGAAAACCTGCGCGGATTGCAGAGCAGATGCACCCTGTCAGCCCTGTATTTTTGGGTACTGCCCGGCTTAATAAAGCCCCACTTGCGGTCGGATTCACCTATATAATAACCGATTAAGCGCTTAGTTTTTTTACTGAAGGCAAGGCCGTTTACGATCTCGAAGTTCTTCGGCGGCGATGAGATTCCAAAAGGTGTCCCTATCTGCTCACCCTCGACCGCCTGCAACTTATCATCCAGAAAGATAACTCCGACATCGCCATCCCGCCTGTAAGACAAAAAGGCAATCCCCAAAAACTGGTTGAAATTAAGTCTGCCGGTAACATCGCAGGGCCTCTGCAGCATCGTCTCTCGCCAGGCGGCCTCGAGCTCGGTATTCAGTCCCGTATCTTTTGTTCGCGCCTGTACCTTCGGCCCCGAGCCGATAATGCCATCGCGGTCGGTCTCGAACATTCCTTCGATTAGAGGATTGTTGCGGGTAAGCTCGCGATTGATTTCCCGCAGCTTAAAAAGATTGGTTTCCGATAGATGTGTATCGCCGGTCCCGCCGCCGGTATGCCCTCT